TTCATCTAAGAAAAATGTGTTTGTACCACTAACAGTTACATTTATGATACCATAAACATTTGCTGTACCAGTAATTCTAGGTGGTTGTAATTCTACTTGAGCAATTGCACCAACTGAAGATACATTCGTTACGGCCGCAGCTGCACCAAATCCAAAATTCATATTACCTGGATTAGTAAAATTCAATTCATCACCAATTTTATAATCAAGACCACCATTGTTAATAGTTATTCTGCCAACAGAACGAGTGTATGAAATGTGTTGTTCTTCGGAAGCTCCATTTAAAAACGGTGCCGAATCGGCATCTAAAGTTGGAACAGTTGCGAAGATTGCATTAGCAAACAAAATTGCCACGTTGGTGATTGGCCCAATACTTGTTACATTTGAAAATGCTAAAGCATCTATAATTCGTGAACTAACATTCTCCGATATAGCGGTATTTGGAAAACCATAATCTGCTGCATTAATTGTAATTAATTCATAGTTGGCAATTCTTGTAGTGTCAACAACAAAAGTATTTGCACTATTTGCACCTGAAGTATCAACAGCATCAATAGCAAGAACCAATGATGCATTTGCAGTAGCACCAATAAGGTTTACATTCGAACCAGTTTTAAATCCTGCGCCACCGGCAAGGACACGAATTTGGTTAATGAATCCAGAAAACACTTCTGAAACAATCGCTTCAGCTGTTTCTACTGCACCGCCACCAGTAATGATAACAGGGTCACCAACATTATAACTAGCACCACCTTCAATAACATTAATTGTTGCTATTGTTGATATACCAGAAACTTGTAAATTTATAAGACTACCATCAGTATCAATAATATTAGTAGTCGCAAATTCACCATTATCAAAATTACCAATAAGTGTTTTATCATTTATATATAACTCAAAAGCTGCTTTGGCATTAACAGTTTTTTGAGCAGCTCTTTCAACAATAGCAGATGCACCAGAAGTTGAACCTATTATTTTTCTATTTTCTAGCAATGCATAATCAAATTCATTATATAAAATTTCAATTGTTGAATTGGCTGCAGGTGCTGTATTAAAAACAACCTTTTTTGATTCAGGTCTAACATTGTATCCTGAAGATTGTAATACATCATTTACATAAACTTGAATTTTATCAGTAGTGGCAATTTGTGCCATTTTAAAAACGGTATTGCCTGTTGCCGTTGCACTAGATGAAGTATTACCGTTTGCAGTATAGGTACTATACACATCCTGTGAAATACGGAAAGCTTTTTCAATTAACCATTTACCATCAGAGGCTCGAAGAATACTTGATTTAGGTTTGATGATTTCAACTTCTTCATTGAAAATTAATTTGAAAAGAAGTTTGAAAGATTTTTCGTTACCCTTTGATAGATACAAAGGTAACATTTGTTTAATTAAAAATGCTTTGTCTACTTTAACATCTTTAGGTAAAAAAGTAGCAAACGTATTAAGAAAGTTATCTTCAAATTGTGTTATTGAATAATCAACATCAGAAAGATAACGAAGGTCTTTTGATTTATTAACTAAATCATTATTTTGACCCGTTTGTTTATTTTCTAAAAACTCATAATAAGCTTCCAAAAAATTAATAAACGTAGGGTATTCATCCCGAACAAACTCAGGTACCTGACGATTAATCAGTAATGATGTTTTTTGTTCAGACATTATTGTTTATTATTTTTTGTTAATGTGGTAACAATTGATGTTGGATCGGTCTCATCAATTGTAATGATGGTACTTCTTGTTGATTGAATTATGCCTTTGTCAGCCTCAATCGTCATACGAATTAAATTATCAGTTGAACTGACAGCCAAGAATCGTATGTCATTAATAACTATAAGGCCAGTATCATAAAAAATTGTACCAGCACTAGCATTAATAATTTGTCTTTGTGCTAATGAATCGTAATAAATGGTTCTTAAAGTACCAATTTTTGCATCAACAACAGCAAGAGCTAAAGCACCAAAACCATCACCACCAGAAATAGTTACTGTTGCTCGAGTATATTCTGTACCACGATTTGTAACTGTAATTTTTTGAATACGTCCATTTACAATCGTTGCTTCTGCGGTTGCATTGCTACCATCACCACTAATTGTAACTGTTGGTGCAGTTGTATATCCGGAACCAGGATTAACCACCTGTATTTCGGAAATACCCGTAAATGATTGTGGTGATTCATCAAATTGTGCGGTTCTTAATGTGCCACCAGTGTCAAACACATCAAACTCAGTTGATGTTAATTTATTTGTAATTGTACCACGGCGTAAAGGTATATTAAAATTAACATTGTAACTTGCTGATTGATTTAGTAATGGTTCAAAACGGCGTTGAACACGAACTGTTGCTTCTGAACCGAGAATGGAATTGATATCTGTTCCGTCAATGTTGTCTTGAAGTTTTGATAGTATGAAACTTGCACCAAATTTATTCAAAACTGAATCACGATAAGATATGATAGCATTTCTAATATTCGTTTTAATTGCTTCTTCAGATAAAACAGTTTTTCTTGGATCATATTGAACAGAAGATGCAACCGACAAATACAAAAATTCAGGGTCACGAATTTCAGCCTGAACTGTTACGATAGATTTTGGATCAATAATTTCAGAAATAATACGAGCTTTTTCCAATTCAGAAATAAAATAATTTGTTTTTGGTTTTAATGAAATAAAAACTTTACCATAAACAGGTTCCGGTTCATCTTCACCACCCCAAACAGATAATGAATCTATACTTGCATATTTTGATTGAATGTATGTTTCATAATCTTTAATTGTTACCAATCTATTTTGATTAGCATATTGTGCAGCCGCAGAATATTTAATTGAATCTACTGATTCACGGATTGCACCACCACTAGCGACAGCTACAACTTCAATTGATGTATTGGTAAACCCACCAATAGAAGAATCTGGAATAAATCCATCAACAGAATTTGCAGGTATACCTGAAGTTACAAGATAACTAACACTAACAGTAGAACCATCAATAACAGCTTTACCAATTATACCATCACCAAAATAAATCTCATAGTTACCTTTCTTAGATTCTTGTAAAAAATAAACTTGTGATGTTGATTCAACATCTAAAATTTCTGTAACTTGATTGTAAACTTGTGTTGCTGAATTACCACTTACATCAGTTACAGTTACAAACAATGTATTTGTGTCAATATTAGAATCTGGTAAAGTAAAAATAGCTTTTGGATTAGAATTTTTATTAAATGTATAAACATAATCTACTAATCTACCTTCATAGATTTCTAAATTTTCAAAATAAAATGATGAGTTGGATTTTGTTACCGTTGCATCTTCAATTGTAACGAAATTGTATGAGATGTTATCGATTAAATTTGAACTGAAAGTAAAACCTTTAGGAAGTGTTAAAGTTCCTGGTGTATTGTTTAAAGATGTTACAGTTAAATTTATAATTGCTTTAGGTGCAGAATATGAAAACGGAATATAATTTAATGTTTTAGCGTGAGAAACAACAGAATCACGCAATAGTGCGGTATCCATGAATGCCTCATTGGCAACCATGTTTAGATAGTAAGCATTGTAATGGGTGTTGTAAGCCAGAATATCCAAAAGGATATTTAAACTAGAACCTTCAAAATCATAATCTGTAAATTCAGATTGTTGTTGTAGGTACGACTTTAGATTATTCTTGATTGTATCAAAATCAAGGTCTGTAATTTGTAAACGTGCGTTTGCCATCTATCGGATCCGTTCAAGGAGAAAATTAATTATGATGGGTTGTGTTTGGTTTACAATAAAAAATTCCAAATAAACTTTAAACCCATTTTTGTCAAAATCTGCGGTCACATTTATAGCTTTAACAGCAGCCCTAGGCTCATAGTTTGCAATAGTCCGCTCTATCTCATTTTTTAAAGTGGTTGCCGTAATAGTATCAAGATTTTCAAACAATAATCTGCGAACATTTGAACCAACATCTGGTTGAAATGGTCTTTCATAGTAGTTTGTGAGTATGAGATTTTTAATCGAATTGACAACAGCCATCGGTCCGATGACTTTATTAATGTCTTTTCTGACTGGATGAATGGTAAAATTCAAATCCAAGTCTTTGAAATCTCTAACAATATCTGTGGTTACGGTTGCCATATTCTATTTATGAGTTAAGTCTGGTAAGTAATTTGTCGGAACCAATATAATTATTAGCAAGATTGGTGTCTAGGGCACCCATATTTGAGAATTTAGCTACAACTCCAAAATCTGAAGCCACTTGAACGCTGTTTCTGTAAAATTGAACATCATGTGTTTTTCTAGTACCGATTAAAGTATTAGCCGTTTGAATGTGTGAAATAATTACATTTATGGCAGCACCAGACAAACTTGAAACTGCATTGCCAGAAGCCATTGATATTGAATTATTCAGGGTAATAAAATCATTATAAATTATTGTAT